TGAAATATTCATCGGTGTTCTTCGCACACATGCCGAATTGATCCGGTGCAAAGATTGCAAATATTACAGATGTGAAATTGACATGTGTGATGAACCGTATTCAACAGCGCATAACATTGTGCATGAAGATGATTATTGCAGTAAAGCAGAAAGGAAAGAAGAATGATTAAAGAATTTATTACAATTGCAACCGTATCGGATGATTACGATGTTAAAAATAGTGGGCGCGAAGAACTGATCAGATGCAAAGATTGCAAGCACCACAGAAACAGAACTGGCAGGTGTGATGTCTGGTCAGCAAACACACCTGCTGATGGTCATTGCTATAGGGCAAAAAGACATGAAGAAAGATAAACTGTGTTGTGTGATCTGCGGCAAAGACATCACCAGAAGCATGAAGATATATATGTATGGCTATCATGGCGGTGCATATTGTTATGACTGCGCAGAAGCCGAAAAAACGCGTTTAAAGCGCGAAAAGGCAAAGACCAGACAAACTGTTAAGGACATGCGCAAACGTGGCTTAAAACCATCAGAAATAGCTGAAAAAGCAGGAATAAGCGTAAAAGAAGTATATGAGGTGTTAACAAAATGATGAAGTTAGAAACGGCAATTGAACTGATCAAAGAAGCGCAGAAGATTGAAAAAGAACGAGAACACTTTACATATAACAATTCTTATGGAACACCAAATGAAGGTTCAAGAAACAGACATGATGAATGTCTGCGCATTGCAAGGCGCATTCTGCTTGAACACTATTATGAAAGGAACAGATCATGACAAAAGAAGAAGCCATTTATTGCATGATGTCTTATTTACCAGACAACAGCGTTGAACATTGCACAAGTTGTCCATATTATGGTGCAAATCAGATGGATGCAAACAGTTATTCTTGCAAATCAAATGAAGCGCATATGATGGCTATTGAAGCATTGAAAAAGCAAATGCCAATGCAGGTAACAGATATTCATGTTGATGAATATTATTGTCCAAACTGTGGCGCGGAAAACAACAAATCTGATGATAAAAATTATAGTGATAATTACTGTCCTAATTGCGGTCAAAAATTATCATGGATTATGGAGAATTAAACATGACAAATGAAGAAGCAATTAAATGGATTGAAAATCATTTTGATCCATACATAAATGATGGAACAAAACAATCACTTGTGATGCAGATGGCAATTACAGCGCTGAAGAATTATGATCCAACAATGGACATTCGGCAACGTTTAGAAAATGCTATAATTTACGGATATGCTGTGAACGGATTGATTCTGTTTGCTGATGCGTGCAGAAGAAAAGGAATCACAAATGATCAGTTGAAAGACTTCTGCACAAATATTGAAAATGCGTATACATATATGACAGAACAAATGAAAACCATTCTGAACAAACAGTTTGGTCTGAAAGGAATTGAACATGATTGACGGTGTAATTATCTTCATAATTGGATTTGCCATTGGTTTATTCTTTGGATTTATTTTGACAGCATTGATGATTGCGGCAGGTGAAGACAATGGAAAAAGATGAACAGGCACTGAAAGCGGCAAGATACGTCAGCCAGTATTGCCAGAAGCATCATAACTGTAAAGGATGCATGTTCAGTTTCAGTCAGGTCTGTATTCTGAAATGGACAAAGGCTGATCAGTGGAATGAAGCAATTGAAAAAGTCATGAACAGAAGGTTGCAAAAGAAAGGAATATCATGATACACTGATATGGAAGGAAGTGATGAAAAATGATCAGAAAAAGCACAGACGCACAAATTCGTGCCGCAGTTAAATACGATAAAAACAACACAAGGCTGATCCAGATGAAGCTGAACAAGAAGACGGACGCTGACATTCTTGAATTCTTGGATGGTCTGGATAACAGACAGGGATTCATCAAAGACTTGATCAGAAAGCATATGAACGGCACAGAAGCTGTTCCAGTGATGGAAAAGAAAATCATTGATGGTGAATTCCTTGAAGGTCAGTCAGTGGTTGTCAGCATTGATGGAAGGGAATTCAAGCGCAAACCATATTACAGCGCAAAGTGGGGTGATCTAGTGATCACAGTGCTTGGCAATGAATACGCAAAATATGAATTCACAGAATGACATCAGAAACGATGTCATTTTTTTATGTTGACAATATCAGTGTATACTGATATATTATAGGTGTCAAAGATAAGGAGAACAAAGATATGAAGTATGCAAGAATTGAGATCAGCAAAAGACAATGGGAAAAGCGTGAAGCCAGTGTTCCAATCGTAATCTTTGCAAGATTCGCCAATCAGGATGATGAAGTTATATATGCACCAAAATCACAGATCATTATTGAAAAAGAATTTGCAGGAATGAGCAAAACACCAAGAATGATCATCCTTGTTCCAATGTGGATATTTGCAAAAAAAGGTGTCAAGGCATGGAATGCCGACACATTCATTGACATGATTGAAAAATAGAAAAAACCACCTGATCCAATGGTGGTTTTTTCTGCATAAACGGAGGTCATACAATGCCCAAAATCCAAAGTACAAAATTATTATAGCACCAATCAAAAACTTTTGAATATATTGATTTTAGGATTATTCATGTTTGCAGTCTCCTATAACTGCTTTAGTCAAAGTCACACATCATGCATGTGTGACTTCTTTTTTGCACATAATAAAATCATGAAAAAGACATTGTTTTTCCTGCTGACCGTTTTGACACTTGCCATTGGTGTGGCACATCATGCATCTGCACAGCACTGTGATGTTCAGCGCGGTGACAGCATGTGGCGAATTGCCAAAAGATACAAAGTACCATTTTTCAAAGTGTTGATATTAAACAAGCATTTTGAAAATCAGCACATGATCCATCCAAAAGATGAAGTTGAACTGCCTGATGGAAGCACCGGAACTTCAACATCTGAATCTGGCACAGGTGATAGTGATGCACAGAAACCAGATGGAAGACAAGCTGAAATGACACAGGCAGAAGCGGTTCTAAAGCTTGTGAATGCCGAACGTGCAAAAGCAGGTGTTCAGCCGCTGACACTATCAGACAAGCTGACAAACATTGCTTACACAAAAGCAAAAGACATGGCTGACAAGAATTATTTCAGTCACCAGTCACCAACATATGGATCACCGTTTGACATGTTGAAACAGTTTGGTGTCAGCTATTCATATGCAGGTGAAAACATTGCCGCAGGTCAAAAATCCGCTGAAGAAGTAATGAATTCTTGGATGAATTCAAGCGGTCACAAAGCCAATATTCTGAACAAGAATTATACACAGATTGGTGTTGGTTTTTATCGCGGCGGTCAATATGGCACAGAAGGGGTGCAGTTATTCATCAAGCCATAAACAAAGGCATCCTGACATGATCAGGATGCTTTTTCTTGTTTCATTATTGCGTATTCCTAAAATTGACAAATTGAAATATTATTTTAATATATCTTAAAGCAAAGGCAGGTGAAGCGATATGAAAGATAAGGAATATTGGTCAAAGTGGTTCAAAGCGGCATTCATCAGAAGCGTGAAAACGATGGCACAGACAGCGTTGGGCATGTTCACAGTAGGAATGGCGGCTGAAGAAGTCAAATGGTCTTATGTGGCATCTGTGGCGGTTGTGGCAGGCATTTATTCACTGATCACATCCATTGCAGGTCTTCCAGAGGTAGAACAGGACGGATCAGGAAATGACAGCGAATGACACAATCAGCATTGCGCTGTTGCTGTCAGTTGTGTCACTGATCTGCACACTGATCACCACATTTGGCGGCAGTAGAAAGCGGCAGAAAGAAGAAGTTGAAGCTGAAATTGAAAGACGCGCTGACATCAAAGAAGAATTTGTGAAGGTCAATTTCAAGCTTGATGAATTCTGCCGCAGACTTGAAGACATTGTGAAGCATTATGACGCAACAGATAAAATTCTGGAAGATCATGAAAAGCGCATCAATGTTCTGGAAACTAAGGTGAAGTGATATGGATGGCAGGAAGACCGAATAAATATCTGACCAATGTGAAGCCGCGATTTGATGACATTCTTGAATGGCTTCAGATCGGTGCAACAGAAAAAGAAATTGCTGAAAATCTTGGTGTAAACCACAAGGTTTTCATCAAATATAAACAGCAATATAAAGAATTAAATGAACTTGTTAAAAACGGAAGAAGAAAGCCAGTGCAGGCAATCAAAGCGGCATTATTCAAACGCGCAACAGGATTCACATACACAGAAGAAAAATATATTGCAGATAGTGAAGGATACTGGAAACGCGAAACAATGACAAAGACTGCGCTTCCTGATCCGACAGCCGCAATGATGCTTCTGAAACATTGGGATAAAGATTCAGGATGGACAAGTGATCCGCAGTCACTGGAACTGAAAAAAGAAGAACTGGAACTGAAGAAAAAGCACATGGAAAGTGAGGAATGGTAATGGAAAAAAAGAAAAAGGATGAAATCATTGAAGAACCGTACATTGAAGTTGTTTCCGACACTGAAGAAGTTGCTGAAGAGAAAGAAGAGGATGTGAAATGACTTATATTTTCACGGCGGCGCAGTTTGTGGAGAAAGCAAAAGCGGTTGCGAAAAATTACAAAACGCTTTATGTGATGGGCTGTTTTGGTGCGCCGATGAATGCCACAAACAAAAAGAGATATTCAAAAAACAGTCCATACAACAGAAAACCTGCAAGACAGAAGCTGATCATGGATGCGTCTTCTGACACATTCGGTTTTGACTGCATTTGCCTGATCAAAGGTCTTCTGTGGGGTTGGTCTGGGAATCTTCATGCCACATATGGCGGCGCAGTGTATGGATCAAATGGTGTTCCAGATGTGGACGCTGACCAGATGATGAAATACTGCACAAGTGTCAGCAAGGACTTCAGCCACATTGAAGCAGGTGAAGTTGTCCACATGAGCGGTCATATCGGCATTTACATTGGCAATGGACTGGTTGTTGAATGTACACCAATCTGGAAGGACGGTGTACAGATCACAGCTTGCGGCAATATCGGCAAGAAACGCGGCTACAACACCAGAACATGGACAAATCATGGCAAGCTGAAATTCATCAATTATGGCGGTGGCACAACACCGAAAAAGAAGACACTTGATGAACTGGCAAATGAAGTCATTGAAGGCAAGTGGAAGAATGGATCAGAAAGAAAAAGACTTCTGACTGATGCATATAACAAAGGTGAAATTGGTTACACATATGCGCAGGTGCAGGATCGTGTTGATGAAATCTGTGCCGCGAAAAAAGCCACATATTATGTGGTGAAGAAGGGTGACACACTGTCACACATTGCACACAGATACCACACCACAATTCAGCAGATTCTGAAGCTGAATGCAGGCATCAGGAATCCGAATCTGATCACAATCGGTCAGAAAATCCGCGTGAAATGAGGTGATGAAACATGGCAAATTATGTGATTGGTGATGACAAAGGTCTGACACCTGCATACACCAAAGAGGAAATTGACAGCCAGATGTCTGGCAAAGCAAACACATCACAGATCAGCACCATAAACAGCAACATCAGCACCATAAACAGCAACATCAGCGCAATCAATTCAAATCTGAATGGAAAACAGAAGGCTATCACATCAGGCACTTCCGCGCCTTCTGGCGGTTCAAATGGTGATATTTACATTCAGTATTGAAAGGCAGGTGATCTGATATGGCATTAAGCGGATCAGTGAAAACATCCACATACAACAATGTTGGACTGATATTTTCATGGACTGCCACACAGAATGTTGCCAACAACACAAGCACAATCAAGTGGACTGTCAAGTCATTTGGTGGCACAAGCACATCATGGCACATGGCAGGAAATTTCAAGATTGTGATTGATGGCGCAACAGCTTATTCATCCAGTGACAGAATCAAGTTGTATGGAAACGGCGCAACACAGGTTGCTTCTGGCACAAAGACCATCACGCACAACAATGATGGTTCACGCACTTTCAAAGTGTCACTGGAAGCAGGCATTTATGCTGTTGCGGTAAACTGCACAGGATCAGCAACATTCACGCTTGACAAGATTGCAAGAAATCCGAATGCACCAACATCATTCACAATCACAGCAGGTCAGGGTGATTATGTTGGATTAGGTGACACATTGACACTGAAATGGTCTGGCGCTTCTGGTGTTATCGCAGGTTATCAGATCAGATATTCACGCGGAAACAGTGGATGGAAAGACTTTAAAACCATGACCACCAGTGCGACAAGTGGAAGCACAACAGATTCATTCACTTCCACAGACATCAATGTAAATGGTGCAGGAAAGCTTGTGCAGTATGCAGTGCGTGCCATGAATGGTTCACTGGCTTCTGCATGGTGTTATTCAAACAAGCTGACAATATCAGGAGCAATGGACATCAAGGTGTCAAATGCTTGGAAGACAGGCAGTGTGTGGATCAAAGTGAACGGTGCATGGAAGCGTGCAAAGCGCGTCTGGATCAAAGTAAATGGAACATGGAAACAAACAAAGTGAGGTGATGACGATGGCAAAT